TACCCCGTTTCCGAAATTGAAACAGCCGTCGATACTTTAAACAAACAAATTCAAGAAGGTTATTCTGTGCTTGGTGAAGTAGACCATCCAGATGATCTTAAAATCAATTTAGACCGTGTGAGCCATATGATCACAAGTATGTGGATGGATGGCGCAAACGGTTTCGGTAAATTAAAAATTCTACCAACTCCAATGGGACAATTAGTTCGTACAATGTTGGAGAGCGGTGTAAAACTTGGCGTATCAAGTCGTGGTAGCGGAAACGTGAACGATCTTGATGGCCGTGTAAGTGATTTTGAAATAATCACTGTTGATATAGTCGCACAACCTAGCGCACCTAATGCTTATCCAAAAGCAATTTATGAAAGTCTCATGAATATGAAGCACGGTCATAAAGTGCTTGAAGTGGCAAGAGAAGCTAGAGGCGACAAGAAGGTACAAAATTACTTGGCTGAGGAAGTAAAACGCCTCATCAAGGAATTGAAAATAAAATAATAGGGGAACGCAGCATGTTAGATGCTATCAAACCATTACTTGACAGTGGCTTAATTAATGAAGACGTTTCCAAGACTTTAAATGAGGCTTGGGAAGCAAAATTAAATGAAGCTAAAGATCAAGTACGTGCAGAACTCCGTGAAGAGTATGCACAAAAGTATGAGCATGACAGAAGCGTGATGGTTGAAGCCCTTGACAAGATGTTGACTGAAAGCCTAACTCAAGAAATTTCAGAGTTTCATGAGGAAAAGAAGGCGATTAACGAAGACCGTGTTAAAGCAAGAATTAAAATGCAAGAAAACGCAGTCAAGTTTAATAATTTTATGGTTACAAAATTAGCCGAAGAAATTAAAGAACTACGTAGTGATCGTCAGGTACAGTTGGAAAATCAACAAAAGCTAGAAAATTTCGTAGTTCATGCTTTAGCGCGTGAAATTAAGGAATTCTCACAAGATAAGAAGGCTGTTGTTGAAGCCCGTGTACAGTTAGTAGCAGAAGGTCGTAAGCAACTTGAAGCACTCAAGTCTAAGTTTGTTAGCGAGAGCGCAAAGAAAGTTGGTGCAGCCGTTGCTACTCATCTAAAGGGTGAGCTATCACAACTCAAAGAAGATATAAAGGTAGCTAGAGAAAATAACTTTGGTCGCAAGTTGTTCGAAGCCTATGCAAGCGAATATTCTGTAACTTATCTAAATGATAAGGTAGAAACTCGTAAGATTAAGGCAGAACTTGAAGCTAAAGCTAAAGCACTAGCAGAAGCTACAGCACAAGCCGAAGAAGCTAAAAAGCTTGTAGAAAGTAAGGATCGTGAGGTTCGCATTATTAAGGAGTCAACTCAGCGTGAAAAGGAAATGGAAAAACTTCTATCACCTTTAAACAAAGAGAAGGCCGAAGTAATGAGAAGCTTACTAGAAAGCATTCAGACACCAAAACTGAAGACAGCTTTCGACAAATATTTACCAGCAGTTCTTAATACTGGAAATGAGAAAGCAGGCGCTAAAACTGCACTCACTGAAAGTGTTGTAAAAGAAGTAACTGGTGATAAAGAAACTGCCAAAAAAGAAGTTGAAATTGATATAGTTGAAAAAGACAACGTTATTGATATCAAGCGTCTGGCAGGGCTTTAATTTTAGACATAAATTAGGAGATAATACAAATGTCAAAAGTACTCTTAGAAAGCCGTTGGGACGAGACCAAGGAAGCCCTACTAGAAGGCTTGAAAGGAACTCGCCGTTCAACGATGGGTGTTGTTTTAGAAAACACTCGCAAACAGTTACTTGCTGAAAGTACAGCAGGCACAACAACTGCTGGTAATATCGCAACTTTAAATCGCGTAATTCTACCAGTAATTCGTCGTGTTATGCCAACTGTTATTGCTAACGAACTAGTCGGCGTTCAGCCAATGACTGGTCCAGTTGGCCAAATACACACATTACGTGTACGTTATGCTCAGTCATTGACTGACACATCAGCAGCCGCAACAAGCGTAACTGCTGGCGAAGAAGCATTGAGCCCATTCAAAATTGCTCAGGCTTATTCACGTACTCCACAAAACACTTCATCATCAGCATATTACACAGGTAATGACACTGCTGCTCTTGAAGGTAATGGTGGTAAGTTAATCAGCGTACAAATCTTACGTCAGGCTGTTGAAGCCAAGTCACGTAAGCTACAAGCTCGCTGGACATTCGAAGCTGCACAAGATGCACAGTCACAACATGGTATTGACGTAGAAGCAGAGATTATGGCTGCATTAGCACAAGAAATCACTGCTGAAATCGATCAAGAAATCTTGTTGTCACTAGCAACTCTTGCTGCAACTGAGTTCACATACAACCAAGCAACAGTATCAGGTACTGCAACATACGTTGGTGACGAACATGCTGCTCTAGCAGTTCTAATCAACCGCGTAGCAAACTTGATTGCACAACGCACTCGTCGTGGTGCAGGTAACTGGGCAGTTGTATCACCAGCAAGTTTGACTGTTCTACAGTCAGCAACAACTTCAGCATTCGCAAGAACAACTGAAGGCACATTCGAAGCTCCAACAAACACTAAGTTCGTTGGTACATTGAACGGTGCAATGCGCGTATTCGTTAACTCATATGCTCCAGATACTCAGCCAGTATTGGTTGGTTATAAGGGTTCAAGTGAGACAGACGCAGCAGCATTCTACTGCCCATACATCCCATTGATGAGCAGTGGCGTTGTCCTAGATCCATCAACATTCGAACCAGTCGTGTCATTCATGACACGTTATGGTTACATCGAATTAACTAACACTGCAAGCAGCTTCGGCAACGCAGCAGACTACGTTGGTGAGATCGCTGTACAGAACTTAACATTCCAATAATAGTTGGATTTGTTGTTCAAAAGATTGGGCGCCTAGTGCGCCCTTTCTTTTTTTATGATATACGAATATCAGCGTCAACAGTCATATTCATAACTGATTTACGCCCTTTCTTAAGTCGTTTTTTAAATAGTCTTGAACAATTGGCGCAAAGTGTTTTTAAATTACTTTCTTTTTTATTTTTCTTATTGCCGTCTTTAAAGACAACATCAAGTTGACATTTATCTTCTGGTCTAAAATTACAGAATTCGCAACGCATTTGTTTAGATTGTAAATGCTTATGTTTTTCACTGTAAAGCATTTTACTACAATCTACACAATATTTGTGCCATTTTTTAAATCCTAACTTGCTTATTCCATTTAATTTTGCCGGAACTATTTTACAATGCAGGCATAACGGTCTAGATTTTTGTTTAGTAAGCATATCAATATTTAGAAAAAAGTTCTAAATGGATCTTTTTTATGAACCTTATATTTTCAGTATTTGATAAATATTAAAATAGAGGATAGTTAATGGCTGCCGAACCGTTTAATAGTCTAGGTGGGTATACATCCGGTATACCGCCAGTTAGCGTAATCGATGCAAATGGTAATGTTACTACCAATGTAAACGCTCCTTCGGCTAATATCACAGCTAATAGAATTTACGCTAATCATTATCTTTATGCCAATGGCTATTCTATTATTACTTCTCCTGGTGGAAGTAATACTACTATACAGTATAATAATCAGGGAGTATTTGCAGGTAGTAATGCATTTACTTTTAATAGTAATACAAATACAATAACTGCAACTAATTTAGTAGTTAGTAGTCATGCAAATTTAGGCAATGTCTCTACCCTTACAATTTTAGGGGGTGATAACGGTTATTTCTTACAAACTGATGGCACAGGTAATTTAACTTGGGCACCGGGTAGTGGAGGAAATGGAGGAAATGGTAGTCCTGGTGGCGCCAACACACAAGTTCAGTTTAATGATAGTGGCAACTTTGGTGGTGATGCAGGGTTTACTTATAATAAACTAACTAACCTTCTAACTGTAGCAGACGTTTCTGCTGGTAATATTAGCGCCAATTATATTGTATTAAATTGGGACGTCACCGCAAACGTAGTCTACTCAAATTATCTGTATGGTGACGGCTCCAATATTACAAACGTGACAGCAGCACATGCAGCTACAGCGAATACCGTTGTCAACAATGCACAACCAAATATAACTAGTGTAGGCACTCTCACTCAACTTAATCTGTCCGGTAATATCAATAATGCAAACTGGACATATTCTAATTATTTTGCAGGTAATGGACAACCATTATTTGGTATTTTAGCATCAAACATAGTTGGTACAATAGCTAATGCCAATTATGCCGCTTATGCTGGGAATGTAGTAACAGCAGCACAACCTAATATAACTTCATTAGGAAATCTAACAAGTTTAACGGTATCAGGAAATGCCAGTGCAAGCAATTTATCAGTAAGTGGATCAGCCGCTACAACTAATTTAAATGTTACAGGAAATGCAAATGTAAGCGCAGGAGCAACACTGCGTGTAGTAGGCGACGCAAACTTTACACAATCAGGAAATGTAAGTATTGGAAATATAGCTAATTTCCATATAGATGGTGGTGTAAATGGATATGTGCTTTCTACTGACGGAGCAGGCAATTTAACTTGGGCGGCAGGTGGCGGTGGAGGCAATGGTACTCCAGGTGGAAGCAATACACAAGTTCAATATAATGATAGCGGTACTTTTGGCGGAAGTGCGTTCTTTACATTTAATGAAGCAACTAATAATGTAAACATTGCAGGAAATCTAATAGCAAATAGTTTTGCTATGGGTTCAGGCGTTTATGGATTTAGTTTAAGTAATGTATTCTTTGCCACCACTAGTAGTACCTCAAGTAATCAGGTATTATTAGCGATTGATGCAGATGACATTGCTGCAGTTGACTACACAATTATATCAACTGACGGCATTATAAGAAATTTTATAAAAATTAGCTGCGTAATTAGTGGCTCTACACTTAACTATGTTGAATATAGCACTATTCCAGTTAATGGATATACAGGTGATTTTTCAGTTGCATACGATGCAGGAAATATTATAACTCCTGCAACTATTCAATTAAAATTAACACCTCAAAGTTCAAATTTGATGACACATAAAATGATGGTTACATCGTATAAAGAGTAAGGATTTGATAAATATAATATAACGGAGATTAGCAATCATGGCACTTAGACCACTTAATTCCGTCGGCGGCTTTAGCGTCGGCGAGATACCACAAACTATAATTGACGGTAATGGTAACGTTACCGCAAACTTTGCTACATTTAGTGGCAACTTACTGATTTCAAACGCAACAGCTAGCTGGGGCGTACTTACTGACAACTTATATTATAGTAATGGTCAACCTTGGGATCTGCAAGAAGCAGCAGGTTCTAATAATGAAATTCAATTTAATAGTAATGATGATTTTTCTGCAAGTGCAAATTTAACATTTGATCCTGCAACAAATTTATTAACTGTAATTGGTAATTCGCAATTCAATAATGCTAATCTTGGAAATCTAGCAACTGCCAACTTTGTCAATGTTGCAAGTAATATTACAACTAGCAACTTAACTGTAAACTTAGAATTAGCAGGTAATACAGCAAACTTCAGTGGTAATGTCGTAGTACCAAATCTATCTGTAAATTCATCATTAGGTGGTAATACT